ATATCTGCATCACTTAAACCCATTGATTCAGCTTGTGAGCGGTCTACTGTAACCTTTGGTGTTGGAATAGCCCAACGATCAAGGCCAACACACATGAGATTACTTACACGTTGTTTAGTTCTCCACCACCACCACACAGGCCTTAACATTCCGATGCCTTCAAAGTTTGAACCTGTTCTATTCAAGGTCAACAGTAAAAGCTTGTTGGCGGGTATTGGCTCTGGTGTGTATGTCATGCCAACCGTGTTTTGAAGAACACCATCCAAGCGTTGATTGTCTCGACTTAACCAACGTTGATGGGCGCTTGGCTCCCTGTCTGCATAATGATCAAGCCATACTTTGATCTGACCTTCAGAGTCAGGACCAACTTTGTAAATCTCTTCTGCGTATCTATAGCCAAGCGGTATGAACTCCCAAAGGTAGCTTAATTGCTCTTCCCAAGATGAAGACATCTGACCGCTAAATCCATCAAAGCCAAACGCTTCGTTAGCATACCGTGCCAACTCATCAGCTACGGCATCGCCTTCAATGCCTGGTACAAACCGCCAAGAAGCACTTAATAAGGTTTGCCTTAACATATGCCAAGACCGCCTGACAATAGGATCAGTTCTCACCATTTCTTCAGCTTCTTCAACCCAATTTAAACCAGTAAGTGAAGCGTTGTTTTCCTTGCCTGTGATGACACCGCCGCTTAGCTGAGTTCCTGTAATTCCCTTGGTGGTGAATCTTGGGGCCAATGCCTTCATATGCTTTGGTGAGCGTTCATATTTGCTTTTATAGCTCATTCATTGACCTCTTGGTGTGATAGGTGCTCTTTACCAATATAAGCACTTAGAATCAATTTTATCAATAAAAGCTTGTTCAGTATAAAATCAAGTTGTATATTTGCCAAGCTTCGCTCACCAACTCGTTAGTAAATGGATATGTCGAGCCTTTTTGTTTATTTAACAGTGAGCGAAGCTTGTTTATTCATCCGCTGTGATCTATATAAACTAGCAGGTAAGATCATACCCCGCTAATTCTTGTAGGGTATCAGAGTCTGACCTGTTGGCTCGTTATGGATCAGGGTCAATGGGTCAGGTTCAATCTCAAGGCATCCATTCTTCAACCTTTGGATGAAGTATTACTTCGTCTTGGTTGGTGGTTTTGATCGGTCGCTTACCAGCAAACAAACTCAGCTTATCAATCACAGCGGTTTGAAGTTCCATCAATTGGTCGGTCTTCAATTGCATTTGTATTTGTGCGTCTCTTAACCTTGCAATCAGTGCCTCTCTGTCAGCATTGGCAGCGGCCAACTTGTCTTTGAGTTCCTCCACTTCTGAAGGGTCACGACCTGAAGCAATGGCAACCATTGAAGAGATTGAACCAGTGATGACTCCAAGGATACCAACAAGCACGTCTCTATTCTCATCAACAATTTTAACATAGGTTAGGAATAGAATAAGACCCACAATTAACAAGAGGAACATGACAGAGAACCACCATCCTCTTTTGGCTTTGATGTCCTTGGACAACTCTTGATCATATTCTTCATTCATAACGCACTCACAAAGAAGTCAATAAATGTTGTTAGATGATCCAACCACCAAAACCAATCATCAAGATTATTCAGCTTCCTTAATGTTGGGTCAATGATGATAGGTCCTAGGATAGTCAACTCATACAACACCATAATCAAGGCGGTTCTGGTCAACAGATACCACAACCATTCTTTTAGTTCCTTGTCCTTCATTTGGCTCTTGATCTTCTTTGGACCGCCGAGCCGTTTAACTTTATCGCTACCTTTTGGCGGTTGAAGACTTTCAATGGTTGTACCGACTGCATACACAACTTGCGCTTCTCTTACACCTTTGAATTTGTAGATACCAACACAAGCATATCGAGCACCTTTAGGCGTGAAGCGGTTGATTCGTCCTTTGATTGCTTTCATGGCTTCTTTGGTCAACAGCACTTGACCCGCTTCGCATAGTGACATAGTGCGAGCGGCTATGTTCTTAGATATGCCTTCAAGCTCAATCGACTTTGCACCGCCTTGAATATATGCATCGCTTTGCTTGACTTCAACTATGGTTCCCCAATGGATTCCTATTCGTGTATTGAGTTTGATCTTGATGGGAATTGTTTCTTGATAGACTAAAGCAAAGTTCACAGCGTCAATGGGTCTTTCAAAGCTTAGAAGGAACCCATCACTTCTATCAATCTCTCGACCGCCAAACTTATACACTAGTGATCTTGCAAGGCGGTCATGGTATTGCAACCATTTCGCCGCTTGAAGTGCTCCAACACGCTGAACGAATTGAGTTGATCCGATTAGATCAAGAAGGACTATTGCAAGCTTGGTCTGTATTAGCTCCATGATAATCCTTAAGGTGTTTAGTATGCTCTTAGTTTAAATGAAGGTTCCTTATGCACTCTAAACAGTTTTTCAGTTTTCTTGTTAATGTTTTGGTTCACGTTATCCATTGAAGCGTAAACCTCTTTTGACCAAACAAGATCAAAGCCTTCAAGTGATTCATATTCACTTACATAAACCATATGTCCTTCGTTAGCTTTTAAAGTACACCATTTAAGAAACTCACTTTTATCAAAATCAAAACCATAACCTGTGGTGTTTGCATATGGTGGATCACAATAAATTATACTGTTGGGTGGTATTTTTAGATTCTGATAATCCGAACAAGCAAACTTTACATTTTGTAAGAGGGGCTTCATTGACATTAAGCTCCTGAAACCCCTTTCTGCAAAGTTCTTTTCTCCTGATCTTGCGTAACCATTCCAACGCTGCCCGCCCCATGAACAAGCAAAACTAACAAAGCCTTTTAAATAATCTGGATAGTTATCTTGGTTTTTATAGATTTTATAATACTGATCTTCTGTGATCTCTTGCGGCGGTTCATAGCCTTGCTGAATCATTTTAAACAAACTAATAAGCTCTTGATTTATATCCGCTCCTATTCGTGGCCCTTTTGCTTTTGATAAAACCTTACATGAACCCATAAAAGGTTCGACCCAAGTTTGATTAATTTCTCTTTCTCCATTTATGAAGTTAATTATCTCCTTGGATATTCTTGATTTTCCTCCCATGTATTGCATTAGAAGCTTCTCGCCTTTGAACCACCAACACTTACTTTACGACTTCCGCCGCCTTGCCTTCTTGGTTGGTACTTCTTATCTAATGACGTATCATTCCAATTGAAAGTTATGCAGTCATAGCGCAAAGCGTCAAGCGGATCCTCTCTACCGTCCTTCTTTGGTTGTTCTTTGTTATCCCATCCATAAGATAAGAGCGCTTTTCTCAAGCTATTACCCGCTGAACGTTCCCCCTTATCCCAAAGCTCTTTGGTGAGGAGATACCGCTTCTCATTTAATGCACGTTTCAAGCGTTGAATGCCGTTCAATACATCAACCTTGACAGGATCAAGAGCATACCTCAAAGGAAGACCAAGACCTTTAGGTGGATCTTGTCGCATGACTTTAAATGTGCTTTTGCCGGTTTGATCATTGCGAGCTTTCCCCGCTTTATCAGCCACACCAACGTCAAGCCATATTCTTGGACCTGGTGCCTTGTCTCGCTGTGAACGTGGCCATGCTATACCAAGAATTAAGGTGGTGAGTTGATCAGTGGTCACTTCTCTTGGATTGATTTCATGGCAAATGATGGACGCTTGAAGCTCCTCATCATAGCAAATGATTAATACACTTGGTTTTCTGAAGCCCCAATCAATGGCAATCCGCCCTGTCATGTTTTCTTTATAGTGCCAACCGTCAATCACATGGCTTGCTTCGGTGAACTCGCTATAGATTAAGCCGCTTGGTGGTTTTGGCTTATTCATGATCATGGCTTCACGTTCATCAGGTGGAAGCATTTTGGTGGCTTCAAACCACTCTTGAGCTAAGTTGTCTTGATTGACATAGCTGGAGAACAACAGCGGCATTATCCCCTGTTTCTCAGCCATGTTGACCCACCAAGCGTCAACCACCGGAAGACCCACTAATATCAAGATTGGACTTGGACCCGCTCGAAGTCGACCAAGCGCTTTGTATGCTACCTCTTCATTTAGAGTTTGGCATTCATCAATCAAGCAGACACCACTTGTTACATTTAAACCTTCAAGCGGATTGTGTGTAGCTTCTCTTGTTCCTGGTCGATAGTACGACCGACACCACACACTTGACCCATTATGATTGTCAGTCCACTTCTTCAAGGTGTGGTTGTAGGTCCATCCAAGCGGGTTCAACCACTTCTCCATTTCAGGCATTAACACTGAGTTGTATCTTGGTGTGGTGTCTGTGACTAATAGCGATGAAGTACCTGGTCTTGTTTTGCTTAAGAACAAAATACTGAAGACCAGCGCCGAAGTCTTACCGCTCCCCCATCCACACCTTGCCGCTATCACTTTGTCTCTTCGTGATATGGCGTTGATGATGTTTAGTTGTAGTTCGTTAAGCTTGATATCAGTCATGGTCTTTTATATAGTGCTTGAAGGTTATTCATGTCAGATTAACTTAATCAACCTCTTCGTCATCAACTCCTGTGGGCGGAGAGGTTGTTTTATTATCACCATGAAGAGCTTCAATTTGCTTGAGCATTGATAAGACTTCACTTGATCCATCTGACTTCTTAGCCACATTCAATTCAACTTGCTTTTGGTCGCCATACTCTTTTGGAAACCGTCTTGAGAGTCGCCAAGCGTAAGCCCGCCAATCATCCTTCATCTGTGCACACTGGTCAATCTTAGCGAGTAAGACAGCTTCACTAAAACGCACAGCCGCTTCAATCTCTTCAGCCCATTCTTCAGACTCGCTTATCCAATTGTAATATGTTCGTTCAGATATGCCCGCCTGTGTATATGCCGCTTTAATGCTCATACCTGTTCTAAGATTATCAAGAAGACTATCTCTGACTTCTCGGCTCTTTGGCTTTCGCCCTCTCTTTTTGCCAACCATAATACTCCCCAATCACTGAATGTATAGTCTGATAAAGTGCTTCACTTTCTTTGTGAAGTGGTGAACAGTCACGTTCAACAAGTCGCTTCTTGATCTCGCAAAGTGTCCTTAATACCTCGAGTTCTCGCGCGCGTATTTCCGTAGATTCTGCAATTATAGCAGACTCTAAGACTCGGTGAATATCTTCCATAAGCAAAACTATTCCAGTCTCTTGAGTCAGCCTTAAAGCAATCTCATCAAGTGAGAATTTACGCTTATGAAGTTCTAAGACAAAACTTTGTAATTCTTGGTCGTTCACTTGCTGCCTTCCCTATGTGATAAATAAGTATTAATTTGCAATGGTGGCAACCCAAGGCTCTTACTTATTGATTCAAGATTTACATATTTATGTTTAAGCCAATAGTCAGTAAAGACTTGAGCACCTTCACGGCCATCCTTGTTCATATAATCTTTGAGTTCATTATTTAGCTGAAGTGCTTTTCTAAGTTCTATCTGTACTTGCTCTAAGTCACTAACTGCATAATACGAGTCATCTTCCCATAGCTTCATAATGATTTGATTTCTGTTGTCGATAAGCATGCAAATGAGATGCGCTAAAGGTTCACCCTTTAACCTTTCACCCTCATCTATAGCGTGTTTTAATGCTTTTGCCCTTGGGTCATCTAACGCTATAATACGTCTAAGTGTTCGTGGGCTACATTTAAATACTTGTTCTGCTATTTGCCTTCTTGATCCAGTTGTCGCCAAAAGTAATCTAGCCTTCTTAATTCTAGTAGGAGTGATTATATTAATACCGTGCAGTGTTGGCCTTCCAATTTTTTTTGAACTCATTATCACTTCCCCTTAAACCAAGCATGCATTGAACAAGGAAAGTGTTTAACAAGTTCTGACTTGATCGCTCTGGCCACTACTTGAGTTTCAGGCTGTGCATGTTCGTGATCACGTAGCTTGATAAACTTAATCCAATTGTGAAGGTTACCAGTCATATAGAATTGAGTGTATGACGCTTGAGGTAAAATACCTCTTGCAAGTTCTCGACTTACCCCCTGGTTAATCAAGTTCTCGTAACTAATCCAAGCCGCTTGGATAGCTCGGTTGTATGTCTCATGTGGATGATCACCCAACAACACACCATCAGAGCATTGAAGGTTCTTCTTCGCCTGTCCTCTCATTTCTTCAGGATAAAAGAACTCAATAGCTGCTGAAGTATAGCGCCTGCTTAACTCATTATAAGAGAAAGTACGATGCCGCATGATTTGACGACACACGAAGACAGGCACGGTTAAAAGGAATGTAGCGGTGCAGTGCTCAAAAGGTGAAGTATGGCCATTGCTCGCCA